TTGCTTTGGAGCAATCATTTCTTTCCAACCTTCCAATTCCCAATGGGCAGGATCCCAAAAATCCCAGTCGTAACCACTGTCAATTTTTATATTCCTACGTCTTGCAACCTCTTTTCCGATTGCAATAAGACATGCCCATTCTTTTTTTGACAGGCTCCAAGCTTTATGGGCGACGATACAATCGACGGCCATTCCGTATTGGTGTGCACCAAAGCCGGCTTGAGCTTTAGTAAAGCCTTTTTCAAATAATTCTTGTTGACGCTCTGCAGTACGTACAAATTCAAAAGCTCTAAGTGGTATATTCCTCTTATGACAAGCTTTTTGAAATGCTTTAAAGAATTCAACTATATCAGAGTGCGCACCTTTATAATCTGCTTCTTCTGAGCGCACTTTTCTCCATATTGAATGGTCTTTTGGTACTGCCAACGACCTAGCCGCATCAGCGTAACGCCGATGGACTAGCTCGTCTTTATGCCAGAACTGGATGCGGTCAAGAAACCAAACCCACCTAAAGAATTTATGTGGAGGTTTCTCCTGCATTTTCTTCTGCCTCTTCTGCCTCAACAATTGCTTCGTCAACTTGTACTGCTTTTATTTTTGCAACTTCTGCCCTTAATACAGCTCGTTCAACTTCAAGTTCTTGATTTCGAATTGTCTCGTTATGCTTCATTAATTGCATCATACGATCAAATTCAGTGCTTTGATTTATTCGTGGCTCAATATTAGTATATACAGATTCGTCAGGTTGCACGCGTGTTTGATCTAAATCTGGAAGATTTACAAATACTGCTGAACCTTTTTGTGCCTTTATTTGGCAATATGTTGTTTCATTTGCCGTGTATTGCACTTCTGTTTTTGAGTCACTTGTTCCAATTAAAATTGCATCTTGCATTTTTTTGTTTGTTGCAACCCAAATTTCAATATTTGAATTTGTTGTTACTTCAAATTTTACGTGACGAGGTTTGCTTGCTACAAATTCTAATACTTCTCCTGGTTGTGCAGGAAACCATTTATTAATTTGTCCGTGTTTTATTCTATTCATTGTTTTTTCCTTTTTTTTAAAAAATAAGCGGGGTAGGGGAGGGCTACCCCGCTATACATAACTACGCGATACGGGAGGAATCCACTTGCGTAGTTATTGTGTCAAAATCACTTGATGCGTCAGATTCGAGCAACGATGTTCCGAAGACTGTATTACCTGATACTTTTAAATCCGACATTATTGTGGCTGTGAAACTATCCGCCACTTGGTCAGCAAATATCTTTTTGTGAAGATCTTTAACCAAGTAGTGACTTTCTGAAAGAGTCGGATTAAGAGTTTCAGTGCCCCAAATTTTTTGCCTATCCTCAGTGTATGCGTCGTTTGCAGGGCGGTAAAATTTACCTCCTACGCGAACGCAATCCATTTTCCATTGATTGTTTAATGGTTGATAACCAAATGTAGCATTTGGTGTACTGTGATTGACATCAAGTATATCTGCCTTAGCTATTTGCACCTTCTGCGGATCCAATGTATCGCGAAGGCTGTTTGGCAATGTATCTGTGTCTGTTGTATATAAAAACGGATCTTTTGACCGTTCCCATAACTGTTCTGGTACAACTTCCATTGTATACATAATTACAGCACCGTAAGGCATACGTGGTGTTGATATATTCATATCAATTGTAGCTGAACCATTAGCAACTTTAGTATCTAAATTTGCGCCATCTGTTGCAAAACGTTCATTAAAATTCAACATAGTTGATTTTTTACCAATTAATATTGGTTGTGTTTGCAATAAACTGGGAATAGTGATTCCCTGCATAAGTAAATTGATGACATATTCGTCCGTTATCCAATCATACTTACTACGCATTTTTGCATATGCTACTGTTTTGCGTGCCTGATCTAAATCAGCTAATGACATTGTAGCATTACCACCAGTAGATAATTCAGCATATATGTCTTCAAATAAATACATATCGCCTTCGTCAATTATATCAGTTCCAGTCATTGATGGTACATAAATATTACCGTCTGGTGTGTGACTTGTTGCTGAATGTTGCACGCCGTTAATATCTCTTAATGCTGTTGCAGATTTGATTGGTGCTTGAAATGTTAACCCTTGTAATGTTACTTCGCCGTCTAATAATTTTGCGTCAAAATCTGCAACAATATCATTATATCCAGTATTTAACCAAAACGCTTCTGCAAGTGTGTGATCAAATGCGTTTCTTAATGGTAACGATTTAGAACGTGCTTTGCGTCTATGGTTAACAATTGCATTGTATGCTTCAACTGGTGTTGTATTATATTTATCAGATTGTGTATGTATACCCATTGTTTGTAAAAAAGTATCTGGTGTATATATACTTGAACCTGCACCATAAAAATTAGCTGTTGTATCTAAAGTTTTTGCAAAACTATCAGATACAGTTGTAATGCTTGTTCCGTTCCATACTTTATTATTTTCAAAAAATGGTACAACACTTCCAGCGGCGCCATTTTCTTTTGCATATGATTTGTTTACCTCATCAATGCTTCCGCCAAAACGTTCATAGCATGCTTGTGATACTGCGTGTGCATATACATTTACTGCTATGCCGTTCATTGGCATTCCGTCCGCAAACATTTCTGATTGCACGTTTATACGTACACGTCCAGATTGTACGGCGTCCTCTCTGTGTAACCACTCATAAGATAATGGGATTATCTTTCCTGCATCAAAGCTAGTAAGAACCCTTTTTTTAAGGCCTCTTACACTTCGCCTTTGTGCTATTGGCGTGGTTGTTAATAATTCAGTCATTCTCATTTTTTGTTTCTCCTTAAAATGATTTGCTTAATAATTTTTCGTATTTTTTTGCACTTTTTACACATTATTTTTTCTTATATGTGTCGTCATACATATTGTATTCGTATTCATGTGATGGAAGAGTGCTTGTTTTTATATTTGGTTTTTTTGGTAACCAACTTTGTAAATTGTCGCCAATTTCATTTGCTTTTTTATTATACCAATCACCCATTTGCTCTTTTAAGAAATTCATGATTTCTTTTTGTGTAGGAACTTTTCCGTCAAATGTTTCATATAAATTTGTTAATGATTTTTTTACTGCAGGTGGGACACCCTCTAAACCATCTACAAATACTTGAAACTCTATTCCACGTTGATATGACGCTTGTATACCTTGTACAAACATAGAACCCATTAATTCACTCATACGTGTTTCCATTAATTCAGGGTTTATTGTCTGATAAAGTACATTTGTTTCACCCTTCATACCTCCAGTTGTTACCGGAACTAATAAGGGTACTTTATATCGATCAATAAACTTTTCTCGTTCTGTTTTTTCAGGTTTTTTATTTGCGTCTATTAATCCTTGTTCATATTGTCTGTTGTTTAGTTCTCCTAAACCATCAGCATATGTTGCCCAAAATTGAGACGAGGCTAATAAACCAGCATTTGCTGATTTTGTGCTTCCGGCTCCGCCTGTTGATTGCAAAACTGTTAATGGATTAAATCCATTGTTTTCAGCTTCTTGACGTAGGTATCCTAGATCAAGCTTGCCTGCGTTTTGCGTTGCTTGTGCTTGTTTTTTACGTGATTTTCTAGCCGCGGCGGCTTGCATTGCTATATTTGCTAAATCGCCAAAATTATAACCGCCTTTATCTGGGGCAGTTCCACCTGATGGGTGGCCTGTATTTTTATTTTTCTTTTTGTTGTTGTCATACGCATCAAATGCCCATCCTGCGGCTTTCGCCGCCATTGGGTTTCCTGTTGCGTATCCGACACCAAATGATATTGCGTCGCCCCAATCAAAATCATTATTTCCCATTTAAATTACTCCCGTATTCATTAAAACATCGGAAAATAAGGCTACACCCATTATTATTCCGGCAATTGTTGCTATTAAAATGTCTTTTAATTTCATTTGATCCATCTCCTGGTAATGAGATCGATCGCGACTCCTGCGAGTGCAGTAAATCCCAAAACAATACTTTCCGTATCACCGACGGCTATTCCGGCGCCGGCAAGCGACGAACCGAGAATTGTACCACATCTTGTGATTACTGGTTTTAGGATTTGTTGTATTAATAGTAATTGCACTTTTTACTCCTTCTTTATAAGAAGGGCGAAGTGTCCAAATGGCCGATAATATATATTATGATCAATTTGAGACTCTTGTGTCACCCCATATGTATTTGTAGACTTATAAAATTTGATTTGTAAAGTCTTTT